AGGATGTCTATGGTCCTTAACATCTTAGCCCGCGCCATCATGATAACGATTTCCATCATCGCAGTCATTGTCGCTCTCGCCAGTGACGCTCTTATAGAGCTCATTGGTATGTCCCTGCTCATGTACATAGGCACGCGTCTTTTCACGTATATTCGTGAGCAAGTCATGTGGTACAAGCGCACGGCAGACGCCAACAACAAGAAGGTCCTCAAAGAAATGAGGATAGTGTCCAAAGAAGTGTGTGAACCAGACAGCAGCGCAGAAGAAAGTCAAACAAAAGTAAGACGCAATAAGCCTGTCCCATACGCGACTAGGGTGGCACTTGAAGCCAGAGCTCAAGTTGGCCTTCTTAAACCTGGCACAGCCAACACGCTAGTGTACCAAAGAATTTGCCGCGATATCATGAAAGAGCATGGGGTACGACCTACCCACATGGCACTGCTCCTCCCTACTGCGGTGGCTGCATGCTTCATGCCCTCAGATGAGGACATTGTAGCTAGTCACATGATTGCCGGCAGCAAGCAGACCTCTCGTAGGTCAAAGCTGGCTGCTGTCAGTAACGCATAGGGAGGCCTACTGGTCTCGCATGGGTTCACCACGCCAACTGTGCGTGGTGATCCAGAGGGCATGCGAGTCACTAGAGGACCTCCCCTCTCAAAACCCCGTAAGTTGTATTGCTTTACTGGGTTGGGTACACATCTGCAATACGGAGTGCATGATCACTCCTTGGGCAACGTGCGGAGGGGATTAGTGGAGAGGGTGTTCATGGTGGAGAAATCTGGCCAATTACACCCTACTCCCAAGCCCGCCCCTGGCGCATTCAACCAATTATCCCGGTTCAGGAAAGCGTTGCGTCGTTTTCTAACCCCGACCACCAGAATGACTACCAGCCAGTTTCTTGGCTTTTACTCTGGTCGCAAATTAGAGAATTACACAAAGGCAGCTGAGTCGTTAGAGACCCTGGGATTTACCCCCAAGGATGCTTGGTTGAGTACGTTCGTGAAGGCTGAAAAGATCTGCGTATCTAAGAAGCCTGATCCCGCCCCCCGTGTCATACAACCTAGGACAATGCGTTACAACATTGAACTGGGCAGGTACTTGCGTCACTCTGAACACTACCTCTTCAAAGCAATTGATGGCCTATTTGGTGGGAGAACCATCTTCAAAGGCATTAATGCTGATGAAGCTGGTGAATAAATGAAGGAAATATGGGACTCCTTTCAGGATCCTGTTGGGATTGGCATGGATGCCTCCCGGTTTGACCAGCACATATCCGTGGAAGCCTTGAGGTATGAACACCAAATTTGGCTTGATATGTTTCCAGCAGCACAACGACCTCACCTCAAATCTCTCCTTGAGTTGCAAATTCACAACCGTGGGCTTGCGCGATGCCCAGATGGGGAAATCCGCTATAGGGTTGAAGGCTGCCGGATGAGTGGTGATATGAATACAAGTAGTGGCAATTGCTACATCATGTGTTCCACCGTCTGGTCCAGGTGCACTGCACTTGGAATCAAACATTTCCGACTGGCAAACAATGGCGATGACTGTGTAGTCTTTTTGGAGCGCAAGGATCTTGACACGTTTTTGACTGGGTGTGTAGATTATTACAAAGACCTTGGTTTCACTATGAAAATAGAGGAGCCAGTCTTTGAGCTTGAACAAGTGGAGTTTTGTCAAACAAGACCCATTAATGTGGGAGGAGCGTACCGCATGGTGCGCAACCCACATGCTTCATTCTCAAAGGATCTTTGTTGCATACATGATCTCGCTGACGCAACTCAAGCGCAGGCTTGGGTATCAGCCGTCGGGCAAGGAGGGAGAGCTCTTAATCATGGAGTGCCTGTTCATCAGGCCTTCTATGAGCGCTTTCCCCACTGCGATGCCAAATTAAAAGGCATCCTCCGGGACAAATTTCAGGAGGATCGGCTTTATAAATTTGGCTCCGGAACACATGACCAGTCCACATCTATCACTGATGAAGCTCGGTACTCTTACTGGCTCGCATTCGGGTTAACCCCGGATGAGCAAGTAGCCCTAGAGAACAGCAGTGGGATAGTTCAATTCCAACACCTCAATCATAGGGTGGAGGAAGAGGCTTCCCTTCTGCAGTATTCTAGGGCTTGAAGAATAACCAACTTCATGGAGCAATCAAACAATCAAACACAAACAACTGCCCCTCGCACAACAGGTGGAGGTGGACGTGGTAGATCTTCGAGCAGTACTGGAGACGGAGGATATCGTAGTGTTGCTAGGCAAGCTGTGCAGGGTGAAACTGACGTCAAACTTGACGCTGGACCCGCTGTGTCATTCACTGTCGTTGGAGAAAACGTGACATTCACGCAACACTTCAATTTCTGACATGGCAACTGTCTATCTTGTCCAAGAGAGCAATGGGACCAACACGTTTCTAGTATTCACATTCGTGATACTGTTGGTGTCCTTGATACAATTGCTGTCACGCGATCCTCCTGAACAATATCACCACACGTTCACACACGACAATTCAAAGCTTCAATATATAACTATTGGACAATCACCACCACAAGTCAGACATGGTCAAACCGAATAAGAGGATCACGCCCAATAAGGTTATGAATCGCCCTATGCGAGTCAACCTTAATGTTCGTGGTAGCATATCCAATGAAACGACAGTAACAGGGAACTCGTATAGCATTGCTATTACGACGTCGGATGAAGGCACTGACGCTTTCATTTATCCCATCTGTCCCATTTCTCCATTCGGATTGGTAAACACATCAACGGTCAGGCAGATAGCACGATTTTACACAGAGTATAAGTTTCTTGCAAGCACACAAATCCACTGGGAGCCTAGATGTCCATTGACATCAACTGGCAACTATTGGGTGGCATGGACTGAGAATCCTGACTACATAGTCGCGTTTCTCACTGGCACTCCAACAGCCAGGCTTGCACTTGTGAAGACTCTAACAAATGCCAAGTGCTATCCTATCTGGCAATCTTCCACACATCGCATCGGACCTCCGCGTCGGAATTGGTTCACTGTTGACAATTCCTTATACAACGCCACTGGATCCGCTGATGAGCGGGAGTTAGTATCCATGGATTACGACCGAGCATTGCAGGGTGTCTTCGTCTACGCAGTCGAAGGCGCACAACCATTGCAGGAAGTTGCGATCATGTATTCCAATGAACAAATAAAAGTTCGTGGATTACACGGGACATTTGCATCATAACTTTGATTGCTTAGGGTCTCAAGGTTTGGTAGGAAATAGTTTGAGGTAATGGAGACGGATCCTGGGAAACAGGCTTGACGGGTTAGCTGTGGTGGCTGGCCGACGCATCACTCCATGATACTCTGTAAATCTATATTGTCCCAAACTGGTAACGATGGTATGCTTCCGAAGAGCATAGGGCCCAGGCGTTACC